GGTCGTTGGTCGGCGGTCGTTGGTCGGCGGTCGGCGGTCGTTGGTCGGCGGTCGGCGGTCGAATCGTTTCGTTGGTCGAATCGTTTCGTTGGTGGTGGGGGGAATTGATCCCCCCTTCGCGTCACACACCACCCATCTCCGGGAAGAACTCACCTCATTCTGACACGGGTTAGAACCCCGCGTCGGCCAGCCGGTCGGCCAGCTTCGCTTTGCTGTTGCCCTTGATCCCGTGCGGTTCGGCGATCGCTCGAAGTTCGGCCATGCTCATGGTGGACAGTTCCGCTCGCCGAATTGAACGGTCGTAGGTGACCGCTTCGGGCATCTGGCGGGCTGCGACGCGCTTGGTGGGCTTGGCGGTCGGCCGTTCGGTCGGAAGCGGCAGAATCGATTCTGACGCTTCCGGGTAAACGTCGAATCGGCACTCCGTTTCGACGTCGAAGTGCCGGACCGGCGTCTGCCACACCGGAGTGACCGACCAGATTCCGGTCGCGGGAGCGGACACGACCATCGTGCCAGCTGCGTCGTCCAGCGACGCAGAAGGTCCGTGGATGGTGACCGCGGGGGCGATGCGATCGAAGCGGTCGGAGAGTCGTCGACCAGCGTTTCGGATCGCGCGGGCGACGGTGTGCAAGCCGGCGAAGTAAGCAGCGATCATCGAAAAGACGGTGGTTGCGATCGGCATTTTCAAGTTCCTTGTTCTGATGTCGGGGGATTCTTGTCCCCCATGTGTGTCGTTCTTATATACAGTATACACCGCGATGCGTCCCGTGTCAAGCCCGGAACGCGGAAAATACCAGATTTCGCCAATTATTTTCTGGCATCAAATTTCATGCCGCGCCTCAAATCCGTCGCTCTGACGCTCGCCGGTTCATGCCGCGCCTTAAAATCGGAACGGTTAGTGCGACGGGGGTCATATTGACGGTTCCGATTTTAAGGCGCGGCATGAACCGGGGCGGGGCATCGCACAAGTGATTTTTGCGTTTTTTCGAGACTCAGGCGGAAATGTCGCGAAGTAGTTCGGTGCAGAATGCACCAATCTGCGCGAGAGCGGTGCAGATTTTCGCGCGACGTAAAATCAAGTCGCGCAAGAACTTACGTCGATTCAAGAAACAGTCTGCACTAAGAAGAGAGTAGAACCCTTTTAAGGGGAGAGTTTTTTATTTTATAATAAATAGTATATACTATATATAAGAATGGTAAATTTCGGTGCAGATTTTTGCACAATTTGACGTAACTCGTTGCGCGACTTGATCTTACGCCCTGCACCGCCCGGTGCAGACGCCGTGCAGACGCATTTTTCCGCCGTTTTCCGCCCAAATCGCTTGTACGATCGACGAATTCACTGACATAATTAGGTATGGAGATTCAAACCACTGTCCGCTACGCCAAATCGACCGACGTGAAGAAAGTCACTTCACTCGACGCCAACAGTTACCCACATCCGTGGCCGTTGGAATGGTTTGCCGATCTCATCGCGGACAAGAATCACATCATTCTCGTCGCCGCAAACGGCCCTAGCATCACCGGCTACGTCGTGGGTCAGAAATCACCCGACTCCGTTTGGGTCGTCCGACTCGGCGTGCGGCATAACGCGAAACGACAAGGTATCGGAACACGTCTCGTTGAAGCAATCCACGAATACGCCGACTTCCTACCTACCCACTCCCTCGTCCGCGAATCCAATCTTGCGGCCCAACAATTTTTCCGTTCGGTAGATTACAAATGCACGAAGGTACACCACCAAGCGGCAAAACATCCTCTGGAAGCCGTGTATACGTTCAGTCGCGCGAAGGCAAAGGTTGCTCTCCGACCGTCGTCGGTTTCCCCGAGCCTCTGTGGGACCGTGCAATTGACTTGATCCTACAAGGTAAAGCCCTTATCGACGTGGCCCACGAACTCGGCGTCGGTGTCCAACTCCTCCGCAAATGGCGTTACGACGAAGGGTTCCGGCAGTTGTACGACGAACGCCGGAAGGAAGTCCTTGAGCGTTCCGTCAACCTTCTCGGTCACGAAGTCGCTGGTGCCGTCCGGCAGTTGGTCGAAGAAATGACCAATCCGACTAACCCCAACAAACATCGCATCACCGCCGCAGATAAGATTCTTGCACGTTACGGCGACTTCCTCGACCGACGCGAACGCTTCGAGAAAGGTGGTCCGATTTCAACGGAAACATCAACAGATGCAGATGTGTTAGCAGTTCTCCAACGAGACGCGGAAAGGCGTGAATCCGAAAGTGGTGAGTAAAGCGTTCCTTGCTGCCGACGCGATTGCATCCAGTTACCGTGGCGACCCCGCAGGGTACGCGAAATGGTACCTAGGACGCGCTTTGACCGCGAAGCAGCAAGAATGCCAACGGAAACTTTTGGAACCGCCATATCGCGTCCTATGCCGTTCCGCGAACAACGTGGGGAAGACATTCGTTTCCGCTTGTACCGCGTCATGGTGGCACGACACCTTCCGACCGTCGATCGTGCTAACTACCGCGCCGACGCAAACGCAAGTCAAAGACTTACTCTTCAAGGAACTCCGGTCCATTCGACCACTCAAAGAAGGGATGCTGCCCAAAGCAACCCGCGTCGAACGTCGGCACGACTGGTACATTCACGGGTTCACGACGACCACTGCCGACGCCTTTCAAGGCCGACACGCCGAACGACTGCTGTTGATCTTCGACGAAGCAACCGGAATCCGTCGCGATTTTTGGGAACGCGCCGAGACGATGTTCGCGGGGCACGAAGGGCACGGATGGCTTGCCATCTACAACCCCAACGATACCTCCTCCCCACCTTTCGTGTACGAACAACGGGAAGGTTGGCACAACGTCCACATCACGGCGTTGGAACACCCCAACATCGCTTCAGAACTCGCCGGACTCGACCCACCCGTCCCGTCCGCCATCCGACTGAGGCGCGTTCTCAACCGCATCGAATCCGAATGCGAACGTGTTTCCGGTGAACCGACACCGCACGACTTTGAATTCCCCTTCGGTAGTGGTGTGTACTACACGCCAATCTCCCCGGAATTTGAAGTTCAGATTCTCGGCCGATGGCCGACCAAACCCGTCAACGCAGTATGGGCCGATAACCTCTGGCGTCGGGTCAACGAACCGCGATACGCGGAGATTCAAACCCACTGGACGACGCAAATCGGATGCGACGTGGCACGCTTCGGCGACGACGAAACAACCATCCACGTCCGACGTGGTCCATGTAGCGTTCTCCACGAATGGCATAAAGGTTGGGGCACCGACCGGACAGCCGCGAGATTGAAAGAACTCTGTCACCACTACTGTGGTCCTGAGAAACCGACTGCCGTGAAGGTCGCCATCGACTCCGGTGGCATCGGTGGTGGTGTAGTGGATCAGAGCAACGGATATAATTTCCTTAGTGTGAATCCAAGCCGCAAGGCGTCAATGGAAGATCGATATTCCAACGTGCGTTCGGAACTGTGGTTCGTCGCCGTGGATTTAGCCCGAGAGGGATTGATTGATTTGACCCGCCTTAGCGGTGAGGCATTGAACCGGCTACGAGTGGAATTGCAAGCTCCGACGTATCAACTCGACACGCTCTCGCGACGTGTCATCGAAGCGAAAGACCGGACAAAAGCACGACTCGGCAAGTCACCCGACAACGCCGATGCGATGAACCTAGCCTACTACATGGTGTAAACATGCTCACGGCCTACCTGATCCTCTGCTACGCCATCATGCTTTACCTCACCTACGGTTTGTATCGCAGTCATGCATGGTTCGCCCTCTTAACCTTCGTCCTACTCGCACCAATCACCGTACCGGCCCTTTACATCATCGCACTCGCAACGGTCATCGTGGATAGAATCGATGGATGAACACGACAACCGCGAATGGATACCTTCATCGACTTCGTCCGACGTTTCCGCCTTCCGGTACGACCACACGGCCCAAACGCTTGATATCCGCTTTAAGCGTTTGAACCGTGAGTATCGATTCCACGACGTTCCGCTTCAAATCTACGACGAATTCTTTGCTGCATCCAGCAAAGGAAAATTCGTTCACGAAGTCTTGTACTTCTTCGCCTCGACACCAATCTAAGGGCGACTGTGCAACCAAATCACGTTCTTTTCACGCCCATGTCACCCGGCCAGCGCGAAACCGTCCGACTTTGGCCGGAATCCAAGCTCCTCTTTCTCATCGGACCCGCAGGCACCGGCAAGACACACGCAGCGCTGGCACTGGCATTACGCCAGCACATCGACTTCCATCACCCTCTCTTCCTCTCGCGTCCGATGGTGTCGTGCGACGACGAAGAAATGGGCTTTCTGCCCGGTGATGTCAACGAGAAATTTGCCCCGTGGATGGCACCCTTTTCCGATGTCGCGTTTGGGATGATCCACGGTAAGTTATCCGATCTCCCGCGCATCGAGTATCTTCCCATCGGCCTCTTACGCGGTCGGACGATCCGCGCCGGAACGTTGATTATCGACGAAGCGCAGAACCTCTCCGCGTCACAAATCCGGTGCGCCGCAACCCGCGTCGGTGAACACGGTCGTGTCGTCCTCTGTGGCGACCCGTGGCAATCCGACCGACACGAACCGAAAGCGTCCCCTCTCGTCGCCGCGTGGAAAACGCTCCGGGGTATCCCCGGTGTCAATCTCGTTCATTTCAACAAACCCGAAGATGTAATCCGATCCGGGTTCGTGTCCGACGTGCTAAAAGCATACGCGAAGGGTTCCTAATGCCCGCATTTACCGAACAAAGCATCCGCGACGAATTGGCGCAGGAATCACGCTCGATCTTCGAGTCGTTCCTAAGTCAAACGACGCCCTACGCAATGTTCGGCGGGTTTCCACTCGGTTCTGAATTCCCGTCGATTCTCTACCCCTACGTCCCCGGCGCAATGAATTCCATGCGTCGGGGCGAAGTCATTGCGGCTTACCGCAACGAAGTCGGACTCCGCTACCTCCGCGACACATCCCGACACCTATGCATCAACAACGAATTCGCGGTCGGTGCAATCGAAAACACGATTTCGTTCACGGTCGGTACGGGGTTCAAGTACGAAGTTGAATCCGACTCGCCACGACTGACCCGCGAAGCACAAGCAATCATCGATGGGTTTATCGACGATAACGACTGGCACGACTACGAACAAGAACTTGTCCGACGTGGTTTCCGTGACGGGGAATGGTTCCTCCGCTTCTTCCCGCAGCACAACGGCCGATGTCAAGTTCGTGTCGTCGAACCGGAACACGTTACGGCCGGTGGAACCAACGCAACCGACGACATGCTCTACGGCGTCCAGACGCCCGCAGGCGACGTAGGCGGGTGGCCGTTGAACTTCTGGGTCATCACCGACCCGACACGCCCGACGCCCAAACCAATCGACGCCGCGTCGATCCTGCACGTTAAGTTCAACGTGGACCGGAACAGCAAACGCGGCTTGCCCGCCTTGTACAGTGTCGGCGAGAACTTGGAGCGAGTCGAAAAGACCCTCCGCAACTTCGCCATCATGGCACAAGTCATGGCGACCTATGCCGTGATCCGCAAGCACAAAAACAGCGGGAAAACCGCCGTCGATAACTTCGCCAAGTCGTTGCAGACTTCCTCATCGATCAACCCCTACACCGGCGAAGAAACCCCCACAAAGCAACTCGTCCCCGGTGGTGTCTTCGACGCGCCGGACGCTACCGACTACGAATTCCCCGCATCAGCCATCAACGTAGCGGGATACGTTCAAACGATGCAAGCCGATCTCCGGGCGATGGGGTGTCGGTTGGTGTTCCCCGAGTACATGATTTCTGGGGACGCGAGTAACGCCAATTACGGTTCGACGATGTCGGCCGAAGCACCGATGGTACGGAAGTTCCAGCGGGAACAGCAGAAGTATGTTCAATCCTTCGCCGCGAGTCGATCGGGTTCGCCCTCCGTGATGTATCGCGTCTTGTCGATCGCGGAACACGCCGGTCGTTTACCGGGTGGAAGTGTCAGCCTACTCCGCATCAAAGCAACGCCTCCGAATCTCATTGCGAAAGACCCCAACAAAGAAACGCAACGGTTATCGACGCTCAACAAAGCGGGCATTCTGAGCAAAGAGGATTGGGCGAAAGCCGAGGGTCTGGATTACGTCGCCCAACTTCGCAAAGGTGCGACGGGTGATCTCGCAGGACTCGGCCTTGATACCGCAACGCCGACAATGGAATGCCTTGCGACGGGTAAAACCGGACCATGTGCATCGAAGTTCGATGAGCCGAAAGGAACACGGCCGATGGGTGGTGACAAGCTGGCGTCAATTCCCGGTCTACCAGACGGCCCGTCGATGCTCGATGGTCCGTCCGACAAACCACACCAAACGATCCGCGACGAATGGAAATCCAAGTTTGGTGTAGACGACGAACGACCCGACACGTCCGACTTCACTAACCCCGACCGGATCGACGATGAACGCACGATCGCGAATGCGTTAGGTGTCCCGGCATCCGGTGTGATGTTCGACAAGGCATCGGGCGCAACCCTCTTGTTTGCCTCTCCCGGCAAGGGACGATCTCCGATTATCGTTGCCGTGCGGTTCGGTGTTGCGAAAGATTCCCGACGCCTGATTCGTGTCCGACCGAAGAAAGACCGCTACGAGACGGTGGACGTGCCGAACTCCGCAACGCCCGCGCAACTTGCCGCCGCCGCCCAACAATTAGCGAGTACCGAATGAAACAGACGCTCAATGAATGCTCCCGCCAAGATGAAATGACAGCCGGAACGGTCGGTGTCGCCGAGAACGTCAAGGTACTCGGTTGGGAATCCACCAATCGACGCCGATACGTCCGGGAAGCCGCACAAGCCGCCCTGCCCCTCTACGAGGGCGCATGGGTCAACATCGACCATCCGACCGACGAGAACGAACCCGTGTCGGCATTGCGTCGGTTCGGCCGTCTCAAGGGTGTCGAAGTGCGGGAATCCGGCATCTACGCCCGGCAACTCACCTACAACCCCAAACACCCATTCGCGGAAACCTTCGCGTATTGGGTCGCCAACGACCCATCAGCGGTCGGATTGTCTCACAACGCAGTCGGCGAAGGGGAAATGAAAGACGGCATTTTCGTCGTGAATAAGATTAACGCAGTTGATTCTGTTGATATCGTTGCCGATCCGGCAACTACCAAGGGTTTGCATGAGGGACAAATGAACGAGACTCCAGACGAAGCAAAACCGTCGCCGACCGACGATCAAGCCGTTGGTTCGGCCGGTTGGAAATCAATGATCGGCGACACTTGTGCGGCGATTGTCACCGATACGTCAATGGACACGGCCGCGAAGCTCGCGAAGATCAAAGCCTTGCTGAAGTTACAAGACGACAAGCCAAAGGAAGAACCGAAACCCGACACGCCTAAGGAAGAGCCAAAGGAATCCAAGCAACCGATCGGCCATGCATCGGCGTTTAAGTTGTTCGCGGAACATGCCGTCCCTTTGACCAACGTCTCGCACGACTTCCTTGAAGCAGTGTCGATGCTTCCGGCCGACACTGCAACGAAACTCGTCCTTGATCGCAAATCAATCGCAACGCACACCCCCGCACAATCGCTGGCATCCGGTGCCGGTACGCAGACCTTGGAATCGAAGGTTCCGACGCCCGCTGAAATCGCTTCACAACTCCGCGTCTAAACAAGGGAAACGCAACGCATGTCTGTTATCCAGTATAAACCCGACAACTTGACGACTTTGATGCCGGTCATTACCGGCACGGTCATCAATACGGGTGACTTCCTCTACTACAATTCGGCGACCAATGCGGTCAAACCGGCATCGTCTCAGATGGACGCTTTAAGCGAACCGCTCAACCAAGCCGTGTTCGCTCAGAACTTCGCGGGTGTTGCATTGGGTCGTCAGACGGCCGCGATGCCGACCGGCACGATTCTCGTTGCGACGGATTTCAAGGTCTATCTCGACGCCGTATCTGGCACTTACAACGTCGGCGACCCGGTGAGTCTCGCGGAAAACGCGGGCGGTGATGCGTTGGAAAACGCCAAGGTAACGGCATCCTCCGCATCATCTGCGATCGGCGTTGTGACCGAAACCACAACCGCATCGTCCACGAAGGTCTGGGCGTATTTCCGCTCGAAGTTCGCCAATGGCGACATGACACCCGCTCCGTTGGATTCGACGGTCACGACCGCGTCCGGCAATATCACGCTGACGGTGGAATCGGATTCGATCCAAGCGATCGATCCGAACGGTTCCGGTCGCACGGTGACGTTGCCGAACGAAGCCGCGAGCAAGAACCGGGTGTTCTACATCGTCAACACGGCCGACGCTGCGGAAATTCTGACGGTCAAGGCGTCCAACGGATCGACGACAATCTGCACGCCGACTCAAAGCGAAACGGCGATTCTTTTCTGCGACGGTACTGCTTGGCGCGGTGTCGTTGGTGCGAACAACTAAGGAAATTAATTTCGATGATTAGTAAGACCGCGCTCAAGCGAATGGTAGAAACCCGCACTCCGATGGGTGCGGCTACCGACCTACGGCACGCACTCGGTTTGTGCGATGCGAAAGGTCAAAAGTATCAGGACGCCTACGGCCGTCCCATCGTCAAAGAAGCGGCGATCCGACCCGATGAATTTTCGATCCGTGCTATGTTTGAATCGTTCCTTGGCGAACAAGCCTTGGAAAACGGGTTGAATGGCCGACCGTTGTTTGAAACGGCCGGTGTCGGTGCCGTGCAACCGTCGCAATTCGTCAACGTCTCGGCCTTCACCCTTGCAGTGGGTGGTCTGTTTGAATTCAAGATTCTCGAAGCGTTCAACTCGCCGGAATTCATTGGGGATCGACTCGGTTCGATCGAACCGACGAGCGTGATGGGTGGTACGAAGGACATCGGCGTTGCCAACTTCGGCGACCTTGCCAAGCAACGTAAGCCGGGCGACCCGGTGTCGATGTTCGGCCTTGAAGAACGATGGATCGAGACACCGGAAACCGTTGAGTATTCCGGTGGTATCGAAGTGACGTTTGAAGCAGCCGCGTCGGATATCACGTCGCAATTGCTCACCCGTGCATCCAGCGTCGGCAAGGCAATCGCACTTCGGAAGGAATACCGTCAAATCGACAACTTGCTAGGTATCACCAATACCTACAAGTACAAAGGTACGTCGTACAACACCTACCAAGCTTCGACGCCTTACATCAACACCTTCGCCAACACGTTGAACGACTGGAACGATATCAACGATATTCTCGTTGCGTTCACGATGATGCGAGATGCGGAAACCAATCAGCCGATCATGGTGACGCCAACGGATATGTTGGTGATGCCGAAGAAGCTGTTGACCGCACGGAAAATCTTCCGTGATACCGTGACCCAGATTCGTACCAACAGCGAAGGCAACGTCACGGTCGGCGCAAACCCCGTGTTCGGTGTGTTCGATCCGGTCATGTCGCCTCTGGTCTACAAGCGCGTCACCGATTCGGACGGTTTGAATCAAACGTCTGGCACTGCCGCAGCGGATGACATGTATTTCGTAGGCGATTTCAAGAAGGCGTTCGGCTATCGCCAATTCCATCCGTTGCAAGTTCAGTCGGCCGTGCCTTCGACGTTCGACATGCTTTCGCGGCGTATTGTCTCGGCTTTCTTCGCTTATGAACGGGGCACTCCGTTCGTCCGTGAACCGCGTTACGTCATCAAATGCACAACCGGGGGGTGATCCATGAGGTGCGACACTGAATTTGTCACTAAGTCCGGTTGTCGCCCCTATCAACGCTTTGTCGTCACCTCTCCCGGCCTGCCGCCGACTGTGTTGGAAGCACCGGATAATGAAGTAGCGGAACTTTGCTTTCGCTACTACTTCGACGTGATGGGGGTTGGGAACGTGAACGCGGAGTACGTCGAAGATGACCGATATCGAACGCATGAAGTCCATCAAGTCGAAGCTACTTGATACCTTGGAATCTTTGGCGACCAATCCGAAACCCACTTACTCCATCGATGGTCAAGTGGTTTCGTGGAACGAGTATTTCCAAATGTTGGTCGCTCAAGTCAAATCGCTCAACGATCTCATCAACGCGGAAGAACCTTTTGAAATCCGCACACAAGGAATTTGTTAATGGCACAAATTACCCATACGCACGTTCGCTCTTTCTCGATTAACGGTGGTGCGGCCGTCTCGTCGAACGTCAGCGTCACCAAATCAATCGACAACAATGTTGCTGATTTCGCTGTTGCAGCGAACTCAACGAATCTGGTTTGTGATCCCGGTAGTGTTGACGTATCAAAAGTTGTTTCTTTGTTTATGCTGGCGACGGGTTCTGATCTCACACTCAAGATCAACAGTACCAGTGAACCCGATGAGACGTTGACACTCAAAGATGGTCATGCGGTGGAGTGGGTCACGGGCGACTCGGTAGACAACCCACTCGGTTCGGTGGACGTAACCACGTTCTACTTGACCGAAGCAGCGGGTGCAGCGGCGACTTTCTCTTGTTTCATCCTCATTGACCCGGCACTTTCCTGATGCAACTCGACATTGCTGGCGATATGGAATCCGTCTTCGACAATTTGGAGATTGTCACACTTCGACGCACGCAACCCGGTGGCACGACGTTTACCGACACGTCCGGCGTGATCGCGCTTCGACGTGCAACGAAACGCATGGAACGCGAAGGCAATCCGCGTGGTGGCCGGATGTCGGTTGTGTCGGTTCGGTTTCATCTCGATGTAGATACGGCCGGTCCCGTCCCGCCGAAACCGCGCGACCGAATCCAAGACGCCTCTGGCGTGGAGTTTGCCGTCGATAGTTGTACCGTTGTCACGGCCGGAACACGGTATCAGGTGGACGCGATCCGACTCCCCGGAGAAGGAACATGAGTATTTACGGTGAAATCCTTACCGCCGTTCGCGACCGGATCGAAGAGGAATACGGATTTCCGCCCGTCCGTATCCGCCGACGTTGGAACATCGATATCGACGACTCGAAACCGTTAATCGTGGTCGTGCCGGACAAGGACGAAATCGTCGATGTCGCGATGGACGGTGATGGTGTACCGATCTTGGAAGTGGAATATGGCGTGTGGGTGATCTATGCGGACACCAATGAAATTCTACTCGACGGTGATATCGACGATTATCTCGAAGCGCGGGAACGCCTTCGCCAGTTGCTTTTCACTCCAAACATCATCCCTGATTCGTTCGACGTGGATATGAAACTTCATCCACCGTTTGAACCAAAGGGACTACCCAACGGTCACGACTATTCACCAATCCTCGTGAAATACCGTGTGACGGAGAAGGCCAATGGATAACCTACGCGCCGGTTTTAGTGTCTCGTCAACGGTCCATACGGAAGTGAACGGCGATCCATTATCCAAGATCGTGATTAACGACAACACGGAAATTAGTTACAACTATCGTTATTCCGATGGCGTCAATCAAGTTTATGTCAAATACGTCACGGTCCCCGCCTCAAATAGCGTCGTGTTGAACCTGAAATCCGGTTTATTGAACCGGCACGTTGAAGCAATCAACTTCAAAACAATCTACGCTGTTATCGTCCGGTTGACACCATCGAATGCCGACGCATTGAAGGTCGGCCCCGGTGACACCGACCCGGTATCCATCACCGAAGAAACAATTGGTTCCGGTGACACTTACCTCCGCGTCCGAAATGCGGGGATCACGGTGGATGCAACACACAAGAACCTCAAACTTACAAATGATGATGACGCGGCCGCAACTGCGTTTGTTCTTATTATCGGGAAACAAGAATGAATTATATGCCGATCGGTGGGAAGTACGGTTACATCGTTGTCAACGGTGTGACACAGAACCTCAATGAATGGTCTGCGAATCTCGAAGTTGATGTGATCGACGTGAGTGGGTTCGGGGCGACACCAGACAGCGACGGAAACATTCTTGAGCAATTCGTGACCGGTTTAATGAAAGCCGAATTCACGATCAAGGGTCGCTACAACAACGCAGCGGGCAGCAAGCCAATGGCTCCGCCCGTCAATCTCCGACCCAACATAAACATCGTAGCGGTGATTGGTTATTCCGCCGCCGCAGCGTTCGCAGTCACGGCGACCGTTATCAGCGTCACTGGTGGCACGCAAGTACGCGATGCCGGTAATTTTGAGGCAAGGATCAAAGTCACCGGACTCTCTTACCCGAGCTAATCAATGGATTCGCAACACACCTTCGCAATCCCCCGTACTCTGAAGTGGCGTGACCGGGAAGTGAAATTCTCGTTCACTTTGCAAAAGATCAAAGCGTTAATGGTCGCGTGGGTTAAAGACCGCGACTTTGCTGAAATCACTGCAATGGCTGATCGGATTCCCGAAGCGTCTTACGATAAACTTCTCGCCGATCACCTTGCACGGTGTCGGCGTGGAGAATATGAATTCGGCACCGATGCCTACGCTGCCGCCGTGGAAGCATCACCAGACGCACAAACGTATTACATTTCGTTGTTAACTGGCCTGTCGATGGAAGATACACTGCAACTGCTATTGGAGAAACAAGCGGAAGTGCAGATGCTGATTGAAGAACTCAACGGGGTAGTCGAAAAAAAACTGATGGGGGTACAGAGCGTGCCCCCGACGCCATCGCCATCTACGCCAAACTCGTAAAAGAGCCGTTCAACCTTACGGTGGAACAAATCGGCGAGTTAACCGACTATCAAATCGTTCACCTCTACGGCCGATCAGACGACGTGGAAGGTATCCCCACGGAACTCACGCATCCAGTCGATGAGCATGAAGCAGCGGTGCAATTAGGTACGTTGTTTGGTTTGACGCCTGAAGCGTCTCGCGCCTATCTCGAAAAACGGAAAGCAAGTATCGATGTCAAGGCTACCGACCAATCCGTATAATGTTCCCGGTGCCGTGAGCGGTCAGAATACGACCGCACTCGGCACGTCGATTGCAAGCCTTAGCCGTAACGTCACGTCCCTTCTCTCCGCGATTCACGCCCAGACAGCGACACTGGTAAACCTCAGCACGTCTCTCGCTTCCCGTCTGCCCGGTGGTGGCGTCCCCAAAGGACGCACGGGGAAGATGAACGATGCGTTGGAGAAGACGGCAAAGGTACTTGCCGAAATGAACTTCTCTGCTCTCGGCAATCAACTGATGAACTTGACCCGGCTTGCCGATCCCGGCCGTGTTGCACTGCTCAACTACGCGATCCGCGATTTTCAGGCGACCATTGGCCGTGCGTTGTTGCCGCTCGTTCAAGCGGCAACGCAAGGGTTTCAAACTCTCGCTGATGTAATCTTCGGTTTATCTCCACAAGCCAAGGAAATGGTTTCAGGGTTCGCCGCAACTAGCGCAATCATGGGCGTGGTGACGGGCACACTCGCCGCGATACGGATCGCGTGGACGGCGTTAAAAATCGCCGGTGGTCCATTGTCGATTTTGGTGATGCTCATTGCTTCCGCACTCGGCCGTCTCTTCACATCCGCCGAGAAGGGTTCCCGTGTGACAAGCGCGTTGTCGCGCGTGATGGTGTTCTTAGGTGATGCGTTCAATTCCATCATGGAAGTTTTAGCCGACGCGCTCGAACCCGTTGCGAACGTCGTTTTATTCGTCATTGATGTTCTCGCCGATTTCGTCGATTGGTTGATTGAGTTGAAGCAAGCATTAATGAACCTGATTTCGGTGTCCGCGACTTCACGAACCGGCCGGTTTGCGAATTGGTTGAAGCAGACAACCGGCACCTCGTTCGGACTCGGGTATCTCGTCCGTGGTCAATCGGGTGGTTCGGGCGGAAAGAAGAAGAAAACCGGGTTCACCTACAAACCCGGTCAAGCCAAAGGCGCAGCATCTTTACCGTTCGGCAGTGGTTCATCGGATGATATCTACCGACGAAACGCTGCTGCTGCCTACGGGTTGTCATCAAACCCCGCCGCCACGACCGCGTCGAACACGACGCAACTACTCAACGTCGCCACGAACATCAACACGGCGATCAACAACTTCAATAACCAACAAGCCGCGTCGAATCGGAATCTACTAGGCACGTTGTCGAATGGTGTCGCCGCATTTCACACCGCTGTTTATGGGACGCCGTGATCTATGGCTGATGAAGAACCTATCGTCCCGCGCGTTTTCGACTTTAACGTCGATTGGTATGAACGGTGGAACTCGCGTTCACCGAACTCTGACAACATCGGCATTGAAAACTCGACGGCTGTTCTCACGGGAATCATTCCGTGGGGGATGCGTCGGTCGGCTGTTGAAACCATCTTCGGGTGGGTCTATGTTACTGCTGCGTCCGGCCCATCTGGTCGGATGGGCCTATTCCGTGAGCCACCTTCACGTCATCCGAAGTGGCCGTGGTTGTACGCGACGAAGCTACTGAATATCACGGGCATCAAACCGCGTGGGACAGAAACGACCGAAGACGATAACGGAATCCCCGGTTACCCAGGTCCGATTTCAAATCTCTACGGTGAAATTCACCGAGTCGCAACTTACCAATATGCGGAAATCACGGTTCTCTTTGAGCCGTTGCCGTACAACGTCCATTTCAAGCAAGTTGGTTCGACGACACCAGAAGTTGAGTACAACCGTTTCTGTTCCTTCGAGTATGAACCGATCGAAGAAGCGCTTCTCGGATTAGGTGGTTCACTTCTATTCCGCGAAGGGGTACCGGGATCGGGGAATCCGCCGCAGTCGCTTCCGCAAACGATCGGCTTTATCTACTCGAAACTCAATATCAAGATGACATGGCATCATGTGCCAGAAGAATGGATTTTCACCCCTGAAGGTGTTCCTGAGAAACTGTTAGCGTGCATCGGAAAGTTGAACTCCGAACCATTCTTAGGATACCCGGCCGGAACGCTTCGATGTAAACCGCCGAAGATTAACCGATTTACAGCACCTTATTCATTCATCGATAACGAACCGACGTTTTGGTACAACATCGAATTTAACTTCGAGCATTTCGACCCGCCAAACGGCGATCAACTTTCGAATAAACGTGGTCACAACCTCTTTCCGTGGCGTGGTGACAATAAGTTCTATTATTGCACATCACAAGCGGGGAACTTACCCGTGTTTGAAAGTTACGATTTCCGACTCATGTTTTCACACGTCTCGGATACATTACCATGAACAGTTTTCGCGGTGGTGTCATCTCTCGCAAAGATGCGATTGAACTGAATCGCTCGTTAGAACGCCTTCAACAACTCGAACGCCCAAACGCCTTACAAACCGGGACACTTTCCGCAATCGACTTAAACGGGGTGCGGACAACCGTGGACGGGAAACCGTTACGTTGGTTCGCGATCATCGAAGACGGCCCGGATGGTTTCGGGCATTACACCGCGAGTGAAATTCAATTCAACGCCGACGAGAGCGTAACCGTCATCATCGGCGGAATGCACTGGCAACCGGGAACCTCTTTACTCCTGACGTTAGATGAAACCGAACTAAGAGCGGGTGATGTCGTCGAAGTGCAATACGTCACGATGGCTGAAGACGGCCAATCCGTGTACGTCGCCATCTGGTTGGGGCAACCGAACGGAAGCGGAAGCGGTTCGGGTGGTGGTGGAGACATTGTTTCGTATATCGCTGATATTTGTGTCGAGTTTACTGAACTCTCGATTGGGGAAGGTGGAGTTGGTATCCAAGGACCAGCCGGCCCGAAGGGCGACACGGGTCCGAAGGGCGATACGGGACCAGCCGGCCCGAAGGGCGACACGGGCGACACGGGTGACACCGGCCCGGCCGGCCCGAAGGGTGACACCGGCGACACCGGACCGGCCGGCCCGAAGGGCGACACGGGCGACACGGGACCAGCCGGCCCGAAGGGTGATACG